TTACACTCCTATCCCCCCTTTAAGCGGATTCAGCATAACGGCGTTCTGGAGGTAGTCCGGGGCCAGATGCGCGTATGCCATCGTCTGCTGGATACTGGCATGACCAAGAATCTGTTGCAGCGCAATGATATTGCCCCCGTTCATCATGAAGTGACTGGCGAACGTATGGCGCAGAATATGCGTTGCCTGTCCTCTCGGTAGATCCGGTTTCACCTTGCGCAGCTTCCGGCAGAAGTTTTTATAGTCAACGCTGAAAAGCTTTGCGCTGGCCTTCTCTGTCACTTCCCGTTCCAGTTCAGCAGAGATTGGCACCACCCGCTTTTTACCGTTTTTAGTTTCCAGAAACACAATACGCTGATGCCTAATCTGTGATTCTTTCAGCGTGACAACTTCATTCCAGCGCCCGCCGGTGCTCAGACATAGCAGGGCAACCAGCCGGTAATCTCCTGTCAGCACATCAAGCAGCTGGCTTATCTCACCCGTGGTGAGAAAAGTCATTCCTGGGTTTTTCTCAGGAAGCGGAGGAAGACCACGCACTGGATTTTCCCCACTAAACTCATCAAGCTTAATCAGGGCGCTAAACATACCGGAAAGCCGGTACATATCGCGGTTGATAGTCGATGCGCTTATACCCTGCGATAGCCTGGTGCTGCGGTGTATGATCAACATACGCTTGTTGACTTCATTGATTGAAGGATCGCCCAGCGCTGTAATCGTTTTAATCAGGTGATTTTTCTCAATATCACCATTCTTGAGTGCCTGACCGTGGTAGAGGTACCACATTTGCAGGATCTCGCTGAGCGGCCTTCTGTCCACCTTTGCAACCAGATCCCATTCTTTCCGTTCCAGCTTGCCCAGCATGTACCGTTCGTAGGCAACAGCTTCTACTTTCCTATCAAATATCTTGCGCACGCGTTTGCTTCCACGTCCGCCAATTCTTGTGTCCAGTTCATAACGTCCATCATCGAGCTTCTTAATCGCCATAGCGAAGCCCTCCGATGTAGCTGCCAGCCTGCGACCACAGGCATTCAGCAAAAACAAAATGTAGGTCTAACCAGTTTTCCGACCTTATCGGCGTGATTTTTCCGTGGCGGCCATTGAATCCTGATCGTCCTCCGAATTTTCTGACCCATTAAGAGAGAGAGCCGGGGATATCTGACCTATCTCCGGCCTGGTTTTATCTTTCATCAACCACATCATGTACTTTTCAAAACACTCTATTTCAAGAACAGCATCGATGACTTTTAGCCCAACCTCGAATTGGCCTGCCTCATAATTTCTTATGGTGCCAAATGGGATGCCGGTAAATTCGGAAAATTGCTTCTGGGTTAACCCCTCGGCTTTCCTGATTTCCTTTAATTTTTTTCCTCTATCGCTTGACTTTGTCATGCCCACGGTACTATTCTCCTCTTTAGTGTCACTTGAACGGTACATTTTAGTCCTGAACAGTCCTAAGCAGTCCTGAACGGTCTGCAAGCGCGAGAATATCATATGAACCTTGATGACTTACTGATTAAGTACCCCTTGGAAGGGGTGACACAGGATAAGTTTGCGGAGCTTCTTGGCAAGTCAAAGAACGCCGTGGACATGATGACGAGGGACGGGAAATTGCCCTTTATTGAACTTTCTGATCCAACGAAGCCTGGGGCTCGTGCTGAAAAGCTTATTTGTATTGAAGAGTTCAACAAAGGTATTCGGCTGGCATATTCTAAAAAACCTAAAGCGCAGCGTGATGCATGGCTTATGTGGTTAGGGCTTTAATTCATAAAACAAACGGCGTAATTATTAATTTTAAGGAGGGGAGGATGGGTGCACAGCATAAAAATTTGAGTCTCAGTAATGAGTCTGTATTGGTTACGCTAATTAAGCGAAAAATAAATAAACTTGGTGTTGTACAGAATAATTCAATGATGTGATTATATAAGGTTATATTATGGGGAAACATAACGCAGATAGTGAAAACAAAAAATCATTCCATAAGTCTTATTTTATTCCAGGCTCTATGGTTGGCTATGTTTGTTATTCTGGTGATGGAGAATTGGTTGGATTTGGCATTGAGGTTTCAGGTGATTCAAAATCAACGGTAATAAACTCTGTTAATGTAAAAAAAGATGGCGTGACACAAGAGCAAATTGATGAATGGAAGAAGTTGCAGGATTAGCATCCTACAACTTCAAATGATTAGTTATTTTTGCTAGCTGGACTGAATTGCATTATCTCTTTAAATAACTTGTTAACATGTGCGTCATCAACTTCTTTTAGAGATGACATTATTGATATTCCTTGTTCGTGTGGAAGGTTGTAAATAATGATTCCAAGTAGGGTTTTTAAAGCACATAGTTCACCATGTGTGTCAGTGGTGCAAAAATTAATGTCTGAAACAGTGTAGTCTTTAATATTTATTTTATCGCTCATTGCGATTAATCCTTGTTATTGGTGGTTATTATGCCCGTGTCCCGGTCAGGAAACGTGCGGGCATGACTTAAATACCACAGTGTGCGCCGGACACCAAAAAAAACCGGCACTAATTTTACACCTGGTAACAATACGGCATGGCAAGTATTAACTATGAAAGCTAAATACGCAACGCTTATACGTAGACTTTTGCAGAACTATCACTGTCATGCAAAGGCTATTGATAAAGATAATTTCTCCATCCACAGCGATGGCTTGCAGTTAATGGAGTTGAATATACAACTTGCTAAATGCCTTGAAGGTATTTCATCAACTGCACGTTTCAATAATGATAATGATAATGATGATTTTGATGAACTTCACAAAATCACGCTTATGGTATTTGGTGGGAATATCCCAACAGAGAATAACATCCCGTGGCTTACGTCTTTAGCTGCATCAGCGTTAAAAAACAATAACACTCATCTTAAACCAGTTACATCTTCCCTGTGATAAGGAACACTATGAAACATTTAATGATTGATATTGAAGCAATGGATGATAAACCAACAGCGGCAATTACCGCTATTGCGGCAGTATTTTTTGACCCGGAGTCAGGGGAGGTAGGTAATAAATTTTATCGCCGCATCTGTCTGGCTGATGCCATGAGTCATGGCGGTACGGTAAGTGCAGAATTTATACTGTGGTGGCTACGCCAGCCCTCTGAAACACGTGCTCAACTGCTTGATGATGATTGCCAGGACATTGAGTTAGCTATGTGTGATTTTTATGCATTCGTTAATGAAAATGCTGACCCTCAAACCGTTAAGTTATGGAATGGATGCCCATCGCTACACAGTTCCATCCTTCGTAATAGCTTAAACAAATTTGCTGGCCAGTGCTTCAACTACGGTAATGAACAGTCGGTTATTACCATGGTTGATTTGGCTGAGGCTCTTGGTCTGAATATGGAAAAAATTGTGGCGTATGACTACCCAAGGAATGCATATAATCACGCCATCCATAATATAAGAATCGTTACCTATGTCTGGTCTTATATCAACAGAGTGGCGAGCGTAGAATAACCATGATGACACTGGCATTTCATGCAGGTGAAATTATCATGAACAAAGCAATTTAATATCTGGATGACTTATGAACGCATCTATACAACATGACGTTGTGCGCCGACTCGTCAGGGATTTTGAGTTTAAAGAACGGGATAAATATTTGCAGCAGGGCATTTGCCCTGCTTGCCATAAGCGTGAATTATTTACCAGTTTGGAAAAGCCCTGGATTTTAAAATGCGGACGTGAAAATAACTGCGCACACCAGATAATTGTAAAAGAACTCTATTCAGATATTTTTGAAGACTGGTCTACGCGGTACAAGGATACACCCGAAACGCCTCATGCTGCGGCTGAGGCATATTTGCGTGAAGCGAGGGGGCTGGATACTGAACTGTTGAAGGGGGGCTTCTCGCAGGGCGCTTTTGTCAAAGACGGCATGGGATCTGCCACTGTTAAATTTAAGCTGGCTTGCGGTGCGACCTGGGAACGCATCATCGACCAGCCGCAGCGCTTCGGTAAGCAGAAAGCCAATATCAGAGGCAGCTATGTTGGGCACTGGTGGGTTCCTCCTTTCGTCAATCTTCTGGAGGTTAACGAGATATGGATCACTGAGGGGATTTTTAACGCGCTGAGTCTCTGTCAGGCCGGATTAACGGCAGTAGCTACGTTGAGTAGCAATAACTATCCACTGGCCGCGCTCGATACGCTGGCGAAAGAATTGGGCGAGAAACCTCGCCCACGCCTTGTATGGGCGTTTGATGGTGATAAGGCCGGTACTAAGCATACGCTGGCATTTGCTGCCCGTAGCGATAAAGCAGGGTGGAAAACCCGCGCAGCGCAGCCGGTGAAGACTGCAAAATGCCACGACTGGAATGACCTTCTGATAAGTGACCGATTCAGTAAATCGGACATCAAAAATTACCGTTATTACGGTGATATTCTGTTGGCGAAAAGTCCAACAGAAAAAGCCCTTCTTATGCACCAACATAATGAGTGGCATTCTTTTTACTTTGAACACAATTCCCGCATGTACTGGTTTGAACTGGATTTAGACCGTTACATGCGAGCATATGACCGCATCAGTAATACAGGCTCAGAAGTGATTCAGGATTGGGAAGCTAAAGAGCGAGCCGTAAAAGAGTCAGGTGCTGTTTCTCAGATAGCCAATTGCTGGCTTGAGCCGCTGTATTTTCAGCGCTCAAAGCCAACAGATGAAGCCTGGTATTATTTTAAAGTCAGCATGCCAGGCCAACCGTCTGTAAAAGACACATTTACAGCGAACCAGTTAACAAGTTCATCAAAGTTTAAGGATCGCCTGTTGCACATTGCAAAAGGTGCGGTGTATACGGGAAGCACTAAACAATTAGATAAATTTACCGAGATGAGGCTTGAAAAAGTGAAAGAGGTTCAGACTCAAAATTTCATAGGCTATAACAAAGAATATTCAGCATGGATATTTAACCGTGTGGCCGTCAGTGCTGGTAACGTGTACGAGATGAATGATGAGGATTATTTTGAAATTAATAATAACAGCGTGAAGAGTCTCAGCCTCACACCATCATTGGATATTAATCCAAAATTAGATGAGTTCACCACTGATTGGGTTGATGACATATGGACGGCTTTTGGTGAAAAAGGTTATGTAGCGTTGGCATTCTGGTTGGGGTCGCTATTTGCTGAGCAAATACGTGAACGTGATAAGTCATTTCCTTTTCTGGAAATTGTGGGTGAACCTGGTACAGGTAAATCAACCCTGCTTGAGTTTTTGTGGAAACTGGCTGGCCGTGAAGAATACGAGGGGTTTGACCCGTCAAAATCCACAGCGGCTGCACGTGGTCGTAACTTCGCACAAGTCGGTAATTTACCCGTAGTGTTGATTGAGGGTGACAGAAGTTCTGATAATGGCAAGTCACCAAAACAGGGAACCTTTGACTGGGATGAATTAAAGTCTCTTTATAATGGTCGTGCATCACGTGCAGTTGGTATTAAGTCAAATAATAATGAAACATACGAACCTCCATTTCGTGGAAGCATTGTTATTGCACAGAACGCCGATACAGACGGTAGTAAAGCTTTTCTTGAGCGTATTATTCATATTTATACAGATAAACGCGGCCAGTCTATCAATACCCGTTACGCTGCTGAACGACTGGAGCAATTACCAGTTAGCCATGTATCCGGCTTCACCCTGCTTGCTGCTAAGCGAGAAAAAGAGATTATGCATACGTTCGGCCGTGGCTATGAGCGCGCACGTAATGAAATGGAGGAAAATAGCAATATCCGTCATATTCGTATCTCCAAGAACCACGCCCAGCTTGTTGGTATGCTTGATGCGCTGGCTCTCATCATTCCTGTTTCAGTTGAGCGCCACGAAAAAACACGTAAGGCCATTACAGAGTTGGCTATTGAGCGTTGTCAGGCGCTTAAAAGAGATCACCCAATGGTTAATGAATTTTGGGAGTTGTTTGATTATCTTGATGAACTGGCACCATTTGGTATTAACCATTCATCCGATGAAAATGAAATTGCGGTTAATTTTAACCATATGGAAGAGGTTGCCGCAGCACACAGGCAGCGCATACCGTTCACATTAGCTGAAATTAAAAAGCTACTGAAAAATGGTAATGAACGCCGCTATATTGACGTGAAAACAACACGTAGCGCCGTAAGTGAACGTTATAACCGTGGTAAAGGTGATATGCAGCGGATGCCAGATACATTCCGCTGCTGGCTTTTCAGTAGAGAGAAATGACATGATACAAGTGTAAACTGGTTGTTTTTATTTGTTATTTTTTTGTTGATTGAACTATTCTTCCGTTGTTAGCCTCGTCGGCTTAATTGTTTTTGGCTTGGGAGTCGGTAATGGAAGATGCAAAAGAAATTGAGTTTTTTTTACAAGAGAGTGATAAGAAGGCAGGGCGTGAATTTGTCCAGGTAACTAATACTCGTTTTGTTGTTGGTGCAAATGTTTATGCAATGAACGGTGTGACTTCAGTTAAAAAAGGAAAAATTCCACCTAAACGAGGAGTTATATTGTTTTTTGCTATAGTTTCTGCAATAGCATTTTTTCATAGCATTTCCCCTTGGAATTACGTGTCGGCATTTGTATTTATTGGAATGGCTACAAGTCTTTTTACAGTAAAGCCTACATATGTTGTTACTATTTGCACGTCAGCAACTGAAACAAAAGCCCTGTCAAGCCAGGATGAAGGGTATATTGATAAGGTTATAAGCGCTCTGACGGAGTCAATAATTAAACGCGGTTAAACGCAGTATGCAAAGAAAAAGCCCGAATGTGACATCAGGGCTTTTTCTTTTAACTATTCTGAAGAAAATCTAGCATCATTTGCCTTTCACCAGGGCGAAGGCGCGATATCAACTCCTTCACCAGGTTACTTTCTGTCAGCCCGCTTGGGCTTAATCCGTGATGATAAGTCAGATTGGAAACCCACGTTTTACCACACTCAACTTTTGTACAGGCGCAGTAAACGTTGGCGAACTGTGTTTTAGTTTCATCCACCCAGACTGTTTTACGGATTATTGCTGGTGAGAGGCAAGCCGAACATGTCATTTTAAGCTGCCGCATGTTTTTAAATCCTGTTGACCTTCGAAACTGCTTATATTTTAGCAATTTTTTCCGCATAAATCACGGCTCCTTATCAATGTCTACAGGCTTACAATCAAAATCCATTTTAAGGGCACTGCGGATATCGGGATCGCGATTGACGGCATCCATAATCAGCCGCTGCAGTGGCTTAACTTCATCTTCGCGATACGCAGCACGGGATTTAAACACATCACCTAACCCACCGGCACCGTCAGGCATCATCCCGGCAAGACCAGGCGGAAAGCGGTGTGCATTCAGAATATCTTTGGAACTCACGCTTTTGATATTGAGAAAGTCATCTTTGATGCCGTTATCGCCTACCGGAATAAGTTTTATCGACTCGGGATTGCCGTTAGGGATACTGATAAACATGTTGCGGAAATTTCCCACCCCTTTGCTCTGTTCTATTTTTTCTTTGATCGCGTTTTCCATCTCAACGCTCATATTGGGGTCGGAGGTGAAGAAGATGAAGCCCATGTGTGCACCATTCAGGAAATACCGGCGGCGAAACAGAGTGGCGTCTGTGCTGAGCATCGCGGAGGCTACGCCACCGAGATAATCAGGGATGCCGTAAACCTGCTGGCGGGTGTCGTACTGCCGCAGGAATATCACATCTTCCCTGCTGTAGTTCAGTGGGGCACCTTTTTGCAGCAGCGTTACGCCACCATCACGGCGAACGCGAAAATAGAGCGACGGCAGCGGGGCAAGACGCAGAACGCGGCCAAAGGCATTTCTGACCTTAAGCAGTGGCACATCCCCGAAAATAAGATAATTCAGCGCCATTGCCCGCACATCCTCACGGCTCATGTTGCCGCCTTTGATAAAGCCTGCGGCGATCATGTTTGTGCGGGCATGGATGATGCCGCCATGCTGGGCGCTGGTATCAGGCAGGTTGGCCAGCGCCACCCGGTTTACTGGCGGTTCGTAATAGTCATAGTAATTGTCGTAGTAGACCGACTGATAATCGGTGATGTTGGTCAGTACGATTTCAGAGCGGTCAAAAGCCACCTGGCCCATACATTTTGCGGGAGCCGGTGAAGCATTATTTTCAATCACGACCGGGGAGCGGTGTTGTTTCTGGCGGTTGCGTTTACTCAATTGCTGAAACTCCAGGTGGATTTTCGTTTTTTGTCATAATTCAGGGGTTCGTTATCCACCGCGTGGGCAATAGCGAAAAATACGTCAGCGTGTCCGGTGCTTTCGGTACGGGTTGCGACAAAGGTCATGGCGTTACCGCTGGCCGTCACGGTACGCCTGATGGTCATAAAGCTGGCGGCAATATCAAGCTGGCCTTCGTCCCACTCAATGCGGTTGCCGTCAACGAGGTCAATCATCTTGAGAACCAGCCTGTTTTTCGTTTCCACGTTGTAGGTGATGGCCCTGACTTCTCGCTGGGCGAATTCTTCCACACGCTCATAGACACCTCGTCCGATACCGGTCACATCGATGCCGATAAATGTCATGTGGTACTGACCCTTTATTTTTTTGATTTGCTCAGCCTGCCAGCGGAATGACATGCCGCGCCAGCTCCAGCGCTGCAACACACGGTAACGCTCCACTGCCAGAACGGGAACTGCCAGCACAACGAAGGTTGCATTATCACCGGTGCGGCTGGGGTCATATCCGGCCCACGTTTCACGATTGCCGAAGGGACGGGCAGCGGCAGGATCGAAGTCTTCCCACGTGGCAGGGTCTGCACCGCAGGACTCCACTTTGCTGAAGCTGAAAACACTGTCTTTGTCGTCAACGAACTGGCACATATACAGCATGTTGAAGGCATCAACGCTGTTTTCCTCGCGGAGTTCGTCAATATCAACATGCTTTTCCAGGCCCATTTGGCAGGCATCTTCCAGCGTGACAATATAGCGCCACTGCTTATCCGGGCATAAAACGCCGCCATCGCGCATCTGTGCTTCATCCGGGAAGATTATGTTTTCACGAGATTTATTGCCCTTCTTCCATGTGTCACCCGTCCAGAACGGGTAAGCCTGGTGCGCTTTCGATGATGGTGTTGAAAAGTATGTTTTGCGAAATTTTTTGTGCGTGGCCGTCGCGGAAACAACACTACTGACCCGCGTAAAATCCGGTATCCAGAATATTTCATCGACATAAATATTGGCGCTGGAGCCCTGGGCGGTGCTGGCATTCGTTGATAAAAAGGTAAGCTGAGCGCCGTTACTGAGCGTAATAGGGTTTCCGGTCAGTTTCAGGTCGAGAAGTTCACTTGCAAACCGGATGATGTAAGAACGGAACAATTCTGCCTGGGCGCGTGATGCGGACAGGAACGCCTGACTCTCACCATTGAGCACGGCATCCTCAAAGGCTTCAAAGGCAAAGTACCAGGTAAGACCGACCTGACGGGATTTTAGTATGTTTCGGATGCGGTGCTTTTTGGCATCGCGAATAATTTTCTGATAGCCAAATAGCTTCTTATCGACAAACTCTTTAAAGCTGTCAGCCGTAATGCCGGTAACATCATTGGCCCGGCGTTTACGCTCTTTCTTTTCTTCCTGGGCACCGTTTCGCTGCTTCGCGTCGTCCAGCTGCAACTGCGCCATTTTCTCGGCGTGCTTATCGCGCTGGATAATGAGTTTGATGTGATGGCCAACGAGCCGGTCAAGCTCGTTATTCTCCATCTCTGTTTTGCCGTCTTTGGTCGTCAGCAGCACAATTCGACGGGAAATAGCATCTTCCACCATCTCCACGCTTAATTGTGACTGCCAGCCTCCTTTTTCAGCCCAATAGTAAATAATCCGCGCCGCAGGCAGATTCAGTTCATGTGCTATTTCCTGTGGTGTCATTCGCTTCAGGTAAAGCGATCTTGCCGCAGCTTTGATTTCGGGGGAGTATCGTTTGCTCATAGAGTCATTCTCAGCCCTGAATCACCCCTCTGCATTCGGATAATTTCGGTTAATAACGGTTAACTACCTTTAACCGAATTTTCCCGACCTTTCCCACGTGAACACTTCAATATTCTGCGGTTTACTTGCCCTTATGAGTTTCACTATCAGGGTAAAAACATGGCTGGATTAACGACGGATTGGGTCTGCCTCGCGTCTGCCGGAAAAACGGTAGACGGACGAACGATTGATGAGCAATGGCTTATCGATATTGCAGATACCTATGATGTCAACGTCTTTACAGCGTTGATCTGGCCACGCCATGACACCGTTGAAAACCGGAAATGGAGTTACAACTTTGGCGTGGTTGAGACTGTAAAGCTGGAGAAGGTCGATGGCGTAACTCAGCTTTTTGGACAGCTGTCACCCAACCAGTTTCTGATTGATGCCAACAAGGCTGGGCAGAAGATGTTTACCTCTATTGAGGTGATTGAAGATTTTGCTGGCTCAGGAAGATATTACCTGTTTGGTGTGGCCGCAACCGATTTGCCGTCATCGCTGGGTACCACGCGCCTTGAGTTTGATATTGGCGGTGGTGAAACCGGCACACTACATACATTCAGCACCGAGGAGGCGCTGACCTTCTCCATTCAGGAAAAGCAGCAGAAACCACCATTCTGGACTCGCTTTTTCAGTCAGCAACCTGCCGCAAAAAAGACCGAGGACAATATGGAAAAAGAACAGTTTGATCAGCTGATGAACAAGCTTAACGACAACGATAAGCGCTTTACGGCTATCGAAGAACAGTTGCAGACGTTCAGCCAGAAGCAACCTGAGAAGGAACCAGAAAACAAGAATCCGGAAGCAACCAACCCCACACTGCCGGATGACAAAGCGCCGCAGTGGTTTGAGCAGTATTCACAGGGCGTTGATTCAAAGCTGGATGAGCTGACAAAACGCTTTGACCAGATTGATAAAAAAGAAGTCACCAAGCTGCCAAATGGTAATCCGGGCGGCAATGAAGACGATACGTGGATGTAATGCCGGTACGCAGGACGTTGACAGGAATTTAACCAATGAACAAAGCAACAAAAGTGCTATTCCGGCAGGTGCAGGAGCGCATTGCTAAGCAGTATGGCGCTGACCTGGCAGAAGTTAGCGCGGGTAAACAGTTTGATATTACTGGCCCACAGGGCGAAAAATTGCTTGGTGCCGTACAGGCACAAAGCCCATTCCTGCAAAAAATCAACATGCCATCTGTACAGGATATACAGGGCGAAAAAGTTTTTGCTGGTTTGCAACAGACCATTACCGGGCGCAGGAAGAAGGGGCGCTATCGTCAGAACATTGAGCCTGACGGCGCTAAATACTTTTGCGTAGAGACGGATAGCGGGCTGGTCATTCCGTGGCTGCGTCTGGATACCTGGGCGCGTATGGAAGCGCAGTTTATGGCGCTTTACGCGACCTATGTGCAGCAGCAGATCGCTCTTGACCAGTGCATGATCGGCTGGCGCGGTATCAAAGTTGCTGATGACACCGATACCACCACCTACCCGTTACTGGAAGATGTTAACAAAGGCTGGATGCAGTGGATGCGCGAAAACAAGCCAGAGAACATCATGGAAGAGGGGGCTACAGCCGGGAAAATTTCCATTTATGGGGCAAGCGCCGATTACGCCAACCTCGATGACCTTGGCTATGACCTCAAGCATGGGCTGGGTGATGCGCACCGTGAGCGAACCGATCTCGTGTTTATGGTCGGCGCTGACCTGGTGGCGAAAGAATCCTCTATCGTCAGCAAGGATAAAGGTCTGGTGCCAACAGAACGAGGTGCCGTCAAGGAATACAACCTGATGGGCACGTTTGGCGGTATGCCTGCGGTCGTGTTACCAAACTTCCCGGCGCGCGGTGCCGTTATCACCACTTACAGCAACCTGAGTATTTATACACAGGGCCAGTCCATGCGCCGTAAGGTGAAAGATGACGACGATGAAAAAGGCGTGATTGATTCATATTTCCGTCGCGAAGCCTACGTGGTCGAGGATGAATCCCTGTTCGCAGGCATCGAGTTTGACAACGTGGTATTGCCTGGCGATACGCCAGCACCATAAGGGGGCGTGATGCGTTTTCGTGAACAGCAGCAGCGCCGCCGTAAGCTGATGGCGCTGAACCAGAAGGGGGCCGCAGCATCCGCTGCGGCATCACCGGACAGCCTGCATATTCAGCTGATTGATATTGAAAACGATGTGGCCAAGCTGCGTGCTCTGCCGCGCCGTTCGGATCGCCTGCAGATGAAGCGTGATGTGTTGCTGCCAAAATGGATGCCTGCTGCACAGCGCTATCTGGACGGCGGTAAGGTCTTTAAAAATCTCGTTTTTGCCTACTGCGTTGTCTGGTTGTTCGACGTGGACGAGCTGGGACAGGCGCTGCAATGGGCTGATATTGCCATCGAGCAGGGGCAGGACACCCCGGAGAACATCAAGCGGGACTTTGCGCACTTCACCGCTGATGCGGTGCTGGAATGGGCGCAGACCATCGCACCACAGGGACAGCCGGTAGAGCCGTATTTCTCTGACACCTTTGAGCGTGTGAAGTCGGCATGGTGCATCAACGAAGAGCTGACCGCCAAATATTACAAGTTTGCGGGCCTGCAACTGATGCGGGCAAAAGACGGTAAGCCGGTGGTGAAAGCCATTGTTGATACGGCGGCGCTCAGGGAGGCTGATAGCCTGCTTGAGCAGGCGGAAACGTTCTACAGCAACATTGGTGTTGGCACCATGCGCAAAAACATCGCGGCAAGGCTCAGAAAACTGGAGCAGGACGCATAACCGGGCACCCCAAGCCAGGTAGCCCGCCGTGGAGGTTTTCGCTCATTCGCGAATAACTGTGGAAGCGGGTCGGGGCTACCTCCAACAGGATAGTGAAAATGTCGTACTTCAGTGGCTTACCGCAGGATTACACCAGCGTCGTTGTGACAAATGACGGATGGTGGCCGGATACCGATGTGGCGTATTTTCAGAGCCAGCGCAGTATCCCGGCCAGTATCGAGACAGAAACCGTGACTAATGCGCTGTTGATGGCCATCGGTGAGGCTAATGCAGAACTGGCAGAGTATCAGTCAGCACAGCGCGGGAAGGGATACAGCAGCGCGAAGGAAGTGCCGGGGCCATCGGCAGGCACTCTTAACCTTCTGTGCGCACAGTATCTGAAGATTATTTTTGCCAGGGCAAAGGCAGAGCTGATGGGAGAAATCACCTCAGCGCAGCGGGAAAAGGCTAATCCGGGGCAACAAAGCGAGGATACGCGCGATCGCCTGCTGGCTGAAGCCGCTTTTGCGATTCGTAATATTCTTGGTTATCCCCGCGTCACGGTGGATTTAGTATGAGCGAAAAGCGCACTTCACAACTGGATCAACTGACCGATTTTGTCATGGGCAATCTTCCTGACTGGGCATGTAAAAACCGTTCAGCACTGTTCGCTGCCTTTGCGGCAGAACAGACCATATTGAGTGTCAAACGTGATTTGGGTCTGGGTATACAAATTGGCATTACCCGATATGAGGCGGTGTTGTCATGGGAACGCTTCCCGTATCGCAAGATTGATCCAGGCATTGTGTATGCGCTGGTTACAGCCTGGCTGGAAGAACATTCAAATGAACTCCGCGATCAGCTGGAGCTTAAAAACGAGCCGGATATAGATATTGAGATAATTGATGATGATAACGCCGTCTTTGCCATCTCAGTTGTCGTGGCTGAACCGTTGAGCCTGATGGAAGATCCGAACGGGCCAGTTCCTTTCCGGGGCAAGAGATGGCGGGTTGACGCCGTGCCGGTATGGACGGCGGAGCGGGCTTATCTCTATGTCAATGATATGCCGGTTGCGGAGATAGACGGGGAATAGCGCCATGAAGATCAAGGTCGATTACAACCCGGATGAGTTTCTGGCCGCGCATGAAAAACTTGCGCTTATCACCATGCCGGAAGCGAAACGAAAGCGCCTTCTGTATCGCCTGGGCAAGCGCGGCATTATCCAGCAGGCCAAACGTAACGTGCGCAATCAGCAGGCACCGGACGGGAAAGAATGGGCGAAGCGGGCGCGTGGTGGTAAGCGGCGAATGTTGGTCAGCCTGCCGAAAATGCTGACCGCCAACGATGCTACCTCAGAACGGGTTGTGGTGCGCTTCAAGTATGGCGTCATGGCGAAATCTGGCCTGCCAATGGGCGTGCTGGGCAGGATACAGCAGGACGGTATCACGATGACGCAGAACGCGGAGCAGGCGAAAGCATGGAGCAAGGGCAGCGCGTCGAAGATGTGCACGAAACAACAGGCCAGAAAGCTACGCAAGCTGGGGTACAAGCGCCCGAACGGGGAAGGCGGCTACACCAGGGCAAACATGGCATGGATGCAGGAAAATCTTAGCTGGCGGCAGGCGGGACTGATTATCCGCAAGCTTGACGGCAGTACGTCTAAAAAGAGCTGGCAAATCAGAGTGCCGGGGCGTGAGTTCCTGGGCGCAAGAGCGCAGCAGTTAAAAGAGATGATCGCCAGAGAAATGCAGGCAATTCAATACGGCTGGGACGTGAAAGCCCAGGACATAAAGGGGAAATGATATGACATGGCCCAGCGTCAACGTCACGGAACAAAATTTACAGCAGGGTTCTACCGGCGAAATTGAGCGGCATCTTTTGTTTGTCGGCACCGGGGACAGCAACAAAGGCACATTACAGGCTGTCACCCCGCAATCAAACCTTGATGAGGTATTGGGTGCGGCGGATTCAGTACTTAAAAGCAACCTTAACGCGGCATTACTGAACGCCGGACAAAACGCTTTTTATCATGTCTATGTGCTCGCAGATGCTCAGACATGGGACGCCGCAGTACTTGACGCGCAACAGACGAGTTCATTTGAAGGCGTGGTGGTCACTGATGACTGTGTGAAAGCTGATGTGAATAAAGCCGCAACACTACGTGCAAAACTGATAGCTGATTTTGGCCGGTGGACATGGTTCATCCTGTCCGTTGCGGGGATTTCCGTATCCGGGACGCCACCGGCACCCACACAGAGCTGGGGCGAGTACGCCACTGCGATCAGCAATATCGTCAAAGGTCTATCTGTTTATGCCGTACAGGCCGTGCCTCGCAACTTCGGCAATGAACCGGGTGTGCTGGCTGGTCGCCTGTGTAACCGTAGCGTCACCATTGCCGACAGTCCTGCGCGTGTGATGACCGGGCCACTGCTGGCGATGGGCAGCGATGATTTACCCGTGGATAAAACGGGCGCATCGCTGGATTTGGCCACACTTCAGACACTGGAAGGCAACCGCTTTTCCGTTCCGATGTGGTATCCGGATTATGAGGGGTATTACTGGTCAGACGGGAGAACGCTGGATGCAACGGGCGGCGACTATCAGGCCATTCAGGATCTGCGAATTGTGGATAAAGTCGCCAGGCGCATCCGTATCAAGGGCATTGTCAGAATTGGTGATCGCTCGCTGAACAGTACGCCGAAAAGCATCGAAGCCAATAAACAGTATTTTTCTGGCGTCCTGAGGGATATGTCCAAAAATACGGTAGTGGGTAATGTCGCTTTTCCTGGGGAGTGTATGCCGCCGCAGCCTGATGATATTGCAATTACCTGGCTGGATTCTAAAACGGTAAATATCTATGTCATCGTTCGCACGTATGACTGCCCGCTTGGCATCGGTATTAATATCATGCTGAAAAAGGACGAAGAGGGGGATAGCTAATGTCTCGTCGTTATTCAGGAATGGATTTTGACATTATGGTTGCGGGGCTTTCAATTTTCATCAGTAAAGCCACGCTGGATATTACGGATAATACCGCCGTTGCACAGACGCGCGGTATTCCAAACGGCTGGGTAGCCGGTGATGTCTCAGCTGAAGTTGATCTCGAACTAGACACACAGAATTTTAAATTGTTGGGTGAATCTGCACAGCGCTCTGGATCGTGGCGTGGCATCGAGCCGTTTGATGTGATGTTTTTTGCGCAGCCGGAGCCTGGCGACCAAATGAAGGTGGAGGCGTTTGGCTGCAAACTTCTTCCCAACAACCTTTTAGATATTGATTCAAAAGGCGGAGAAAAGGTGATCCACAAAGTCAAACTGCTAGTGACCAGCTCCGACTTTGTTCACATCAACGGCGTGCCGTACCTGTCTCAGACCGATACGCGTGATTTGCTGGGGTAGCCATGAATATTCGAAAAGCCGCGCTAATCGGTATCAGCACTGTACCGTGCGCGTTGCTGGTTGCCTGTTCTGCAGTGTCCTTTACCAGTGTTAAAGGCGTTAAAGGTCAGAGCATCACCAATGCGGAGGTGCAGGGTGATAATACGGTAGTACTGAAATATCCAGGTGGCTCCGCCTGCATTGATACCAATCCCGGCGAAAGTAAAGTGTGTAAGGACAAGGAGGGGTGATATGCCTCGTCTGTTGCTTCCCTTACTGCTGATTTTTCCGCTGTTACTTTCAGGATGCGTAACGCAGCGTTACGCCGGTATTCGTATTGTGACCACCGGGCAGGTGAGCATAACCAAAGTGGTGTTAAACAATAATGAAGTTGTGGTGTGCAGCATTAAGCAATAGCACCACAAATAACATGGGGAAATAAACATGAGTCAGAAAGTTAACATTGTCACAATTACTGTAAATGGCGCAGATATTAATTTCGAGCCTAATGTTGCTGCATATAACAAATATGTGAATGAGTTTATGCCAGCGAATAAAGTTTCTCCGGCAGTGAATTATCTCAGTCGTATTGTTTGCACAGACAGTAAGGATGCACTGGCGGAGGTTATTACGCTCCCGGGAGCTGCATTACAGCTTGCAGATGCCGTTAATGAGCAATTTGCACCGCAGCTTGAAATTACCGTAAAAAAATAATCGCCCTGTCAGGGGCGATAAATGATAACGCGTTTGAACAGATGATGGTGCTCCGCCGCCATTATCTGCCATACGAGCAGGACAGCGATGAAAGTTATGCCCGTGCGATGTGGCTTGATAATCATTACTGGGAAAACTTCCGAAAAGCCGTTGCAAGCGGTGTCGTGCTGGCATTTGAAGGGGAATAAATGAGGCAGGAATTAACATTTACTACCCGGCTTGTAGACCAGGTATCGAAACCCGTTCAGCAAATGCAGACGCGGTTGGGTGGTATGGCCAACCGCGCCCGCAGCAGCTTTAAAGATATTGGTGCAGGAATGGCGGGAATGTGGGGTTCATCCCACATGACAAAATCCCTGCTTGAACCTGCCATCGAATACAGTCGCGCGGAACGTGCGGTGAAATCCCTCGGAGCCAGCCAGGCGACACTTAAAGCCCTTGGCGATATGGCGATCAAATCATCTAACGAATTTGGCATGGGCGCGGAACACATCGTGCAGTCTGCCTATGCCATTCAGGGCGGCATGGGGGCGGCGCTGGTTGATGGTGCCCTGCCGCGTATTGCCAACGCCGCCGATATCATGGCGAAAGCTACCCGCGCCAGCAACGAAACCGCGACAACCTACATTGCGTCAACCTACGGTGTATTTCAGAAGTACGCCGACAAGATGGGCCAGGCAAAGTGGGCGGAGCAACTGGCAGGACAAACGGCGCTGGCAGTGAAGATTTACCGTACCTCCGGGCAGCAGATGGCGGATGCGTTCGCCGTCATGGGTTCGACGGGCGCGGCGAACGGCCAGAGCCAGGCATCACAGCTTGCTATCCTCGGTAATCTCCAGAGCATGGGGCTGACAGGCAGTGTCGCAGGTACGCAGTATGAGCAGTTCCTGACGAGTATTAAAGGTTCGGGTAAAAAGCTGGGGATGAACTTCACCAACAGCGACGGTAGCCTGCAGGACATTATGACCATTCTCGGCAAGCTGCATAAGCGGTTTGGCGACCTGTCGAGGGTGAAGGATCAGAATCTGCTCAAAAAAGCCCTGGGCAGTGATGTGTCCGTTAAATTCCTTCTCAACATGATGAACAAGTTACCTCAGTTGCAACAGGAGATAGCGAACTTCGGCAAGGTCAACGGCCTGGGCGATGCGGAGAAAATGGCGAAAGACCAGGTTATTCAATGGGACAGGCTGACACAGAGTATTAATAACGTCAGGCTCGCTATCGGGAAGGGGCTGAATCCGGTGCTTGAGCCTCTGGCTAAGTACATGGCAAACGTTATTGGTGACGTTGCCAGCGGGTTAAATGACTTCCAGAATCTTTCGCGCTGGATTGGATATATGGCCATATCAATGAGCACCGTAACGGCAGCAGCATCGGGCATGTTGATCCTGAAAGGCTTCGGTAAGCTGTTTGGTTTCGGCACGCTGGGCAAAGATATCGGGTTGTTGAAGCTGCTGTACAAAATGTTTATGCGCTTTTCCGGTCTGGATATGGTGATCGGCGCATTCATGCAATTTATCAAAGTGTTGAAGTGGCTACGCGGGGCGCTTATTGCAACACGCATGTGGCTGATTATTTTCAGAAACTCAATGTTTTATGCCAGAGCCGCAGCCATAGCCTTTGCAGTGTGGGAAGGCGTAGCAGGAGCGGCTATGTGGGTGTTTGGTGCGGCAACGGCATTCGCTGCCGGTGCCATGCAGCTACTGTTAAGCCCCATCACGCTCATTATCTTGGGCATCGCCTTACTCGGTTTCGGTATTTACTACCTGGCCACACACTGGGATCAGCTTAAAGCTTCATTCATGCAGACTCAGGCATTTCAGACCATGATGGACTTGGCACAAAAGATGGGCGATGTATTCGCCATAGTCTGGAGCAGCATAAAACAGGGCTGGAATGACCTGCTGGCGGGTATTGGCAACGGCTACAACTGGCTGGCAACAAAGCTGAACAAGCTGCCCGGAGTGAATATAGGCTCTACCGATTTGGGCAAGCCGCAACCGAGTGCGGGGCCAACATTACCAGGGCCAGACCTGGGCGATATCCCGAAAGGCGGGCTTAAGACGTCCATCAACAATACGAAATCGGCCCAGCAAGTCGATAACAGCAAGCATATTGATACGGTGAATATCACCATGCCAAACGGCATGTCACCGGGACAGCTTCAGGAATGGCAGGAGATGCAGGCAGGATGAGCCACTACACCGATTTACTCATAACGCCCGCCGGTGATTTCACGCTGGATTCCGGTAACGAGCCGGTTATCTGTAGTGACCTTGACAGCATCGGGCAGGACATACGTCATGCGATCATTGAAAGCGGGCTGGCGACGCAACTCGTCGCCGAGCGTAGTCCGACACTGCGCGACGACATAATGACGCAGATAGAACTGCTGGTTGAGGATGATGAGCGTCTGATCCCCGGCACCATCGTTGTAAATCAGGAGACAATGACGCGGATCACGATCACCGCGAAGGCATACGGTTTTGATGATGATGTGAATACCACGCTGGAGGTTTCGCAATGAACGACACACCGCCGAAGCCGGACTATATGCAAATCCTCCAGGATGAGGGGATGCCCGTCACTCAGGATGAGATAAACGCAGAATTTCAGCAGGATGTTGACGAGCAGGGGTTAATCACAAACACCTCGTCTATGTCGCCGTTCTGGCGTCTTATCACCGGCATTATCACTAAGCCTGTTCAGTGGTTGTGGAATACGCTGGCCAACAACGTTCTGGCTAATTTGTTTGTTGCGACCGCAACAGGAATTTTTCTTGATCTCCATGCCTGGCAGGTCAACCTTTCACGTAAACCCGCCACCACGGCGGAAGGCGTGATCACCTTCTATAAAACCGATATTAATACGCCGGTAACGGTGAAAGCCGGGACGATCATACAGACCGAGCGTATTAACGGCAGCGTATACCAGTTGTCAGTTGTGGACGAGTACGCCATTCCTGCCGGGACAGCAATCGCAGATATTCCGGTAGTTGCGGTTCAGTCCGGGGAGGCATGGAACCTTGCGCCGGGCTACTACCGTATTTTACCTGTTGCCGTGGCGGGCATTATCAGCGTCAGAAATAACGATAACTGGTTGTCGTCTCCCGGGGCGGATCAGGAAAGCAACGACGATTTACGCGCCCGTGTTCGTAACCAGTTTAACGTTGTGGGTAATTACCATATCGACGCGGTGTATCGCGCGATGATATCGAGCGTGGCCGGTCTGAGTGTTGATCGTATTTTCTTTTTGCATGATGCACCACGTGGGCCAGGAACAGCGAATGCCTACCTGTTGCTTGATACCGGCGTTGCGTCTCAGCCATTCATCGACAAGGTGAACGACTATATCAACCAGCAGGGAAACCACGGGCACGGCGATGATATGCAGTGTTTACCGATGCAGGAGACGTTCCACACTCTGGATGTTGTCGTGTATGTCCCGTCGAACGCCAACTTATCAGCAACGGAGCGCGATACGCTGAAGCGCAACGTTGAAGATATGGTGCGCTGCGCGTTCCGGGAAAACGATGATTATGACGTGCAAAAAACGTGGCCAAACGATCGCTTCTCGTTTTCCAGGCTGGGTGAAGAACTGCACGACACCTTCACGATTATCAAATCCCTGCATTTTTCTCTGGACGATATTACCAGCGGGCTTGATGTTCCACGTCTGAAAACCCTGACGGTGGAGGTTACTGATGTCTGATGAGTTCAGGCCAGATGATGACGGGCTGGCAAAGAGCATTGTTCTGCCGTCATGGATGAGCATCGGGGAACCGAAGAAACTGGCCAACGCCTGCAGGTCATTCTGGTCAGGCTATATGAGCTGGGTTTACTGGCCTTTACGACAGCTTGATCCTGAAACATGCAGCGAATCACTGTTGGATGTTCTGGCGTATCAGCGTGATATCACGCGCTTTGTCGATGAGCCGATGGCGCTCTACCGAAAGCGTGTCAAATACGCCTTTATCAACGCACAGGATGCCGGGGAGGTGGCAGGGTTCATAGCCATCTTTGAACGGCTGGGCATCGGGCATGTGGAGATAGAAGAGCGTATGCCGGAACAGGACTGGGACGTTATCGGTGTGACCGTTACCGACAACCAGCTGACAGGCAACGCTGATTTGTTGATGGAAATTATCAGGCATTACGGTTGCACCTGTCGCCGGTACGAATTCAGGGTAATGACAAGTGAACATTTTTATATTCGTGCTGGCTGGGATGGTGGTGAATACCAGTGCTACAGCGCAAGCCTTAAGACGTAAGGAGTTTTCATGTCTCAAACAGTAATTACAGCAGCATTTGAATCATGGAAGGCGCAGGAAGCCGCTGGCGGTAATCGCGTGGTGCTGGATGGGTTTGTGCTGGCTTATGTGCCGGGGCTTGATCCTGATGCGCCAGTTAGCAACACCGAAGGTCTGCCGCCGGATAGCCAGATTGTTTATCGCCAGGACGTTGATAAATGCGGCGTCGTGAATAATAACTCTGTGGTGTATTCGATCACGATGGGATCGAACGTTGGAACGTTTGATTTCAACTGGATAGGACTCGTCAACAAAGCAAGCGGTGTGCTGGCCATGATTGTTCATACCCCTGTGCAGCGGAAGCTTAAGACAGAAGATGGGCAGCAGGGCAATGCGATCAATCGCTCGTTCCTGATGGAATATGACGGTGCAGCGACGGAAACGGAGATTAATACACCGGCGCAGACTTGGCAGATTGATTTCACCGCGCGCCTGTCTGGCATGGATGAAGAATGGCGCCTGGCAAACTTTGATATTTACGGGCCTGGTGCGTTTTTTGGTGATGGTTTCCTTGTAAAAAAAGACGGTAGTCAATACCAGGTTCAGGCCGGTACAGGCTATATCGGTGGTGTGCGTTCCACTCTAAGCGCCAGTGAAGAAATCCCGGCGTCTACGCTGCCAGCGAAAGTCTTTGCGGATGTATCATGGCAGGGGGCATTAACGGGCCGGTGGCAGTCAGTTACTACTGTGCAGGCATCAACTACTGACCTTTCGGATTACATCGATGGCGATGGATTCGCGCATTATGTGTTTGCTGTAGCGAGTATCGACGCCGGCGGTGCGGTAACAGATTTGCGTCCTATTGGCTCAATTCCGGCGCAGGTGGCTGACGGGGCGATAAAGACCATTACCGCTGGAAACAACACCCACAAACCCGGTGCCACTGGTGATGTAAAGCTGGGCAGTGCGGCGGATGCGGATATCGTCACCTCCATGACCGATACGACAGCAGGGCGTGTGCCTGTTGTCGGGTGGATGGGTACAGGCGGCCCGGAGATACCCATTCCGGACGGCACCGATATCTATAAATATTTTGCC